CGATCTGGGTGTCGATGTGATGGCCATATTCGTGCCGCATCACAACATCGTATGCCCTGCCCTTAAGCGATGGCTCCATGTTGATCCGCATATCGCTCGATCGGTGCCACGAACCCTCATTTGCAAATGTGACGCCGCCATGCAGATCGCCAACGAGCGGGATGATCCTCAAGGTTCGCGGGTCGGCGTTGGCGAATGCCTTGGCGACATGCTCTCGCTCATCTTGGCTGAGTCCGGCCCACGGATCAGTTGTGGTCTGTTCAGCTGCTGGCTTGGGCTTGGGTGGAGCTGCGGGCTTGGCCGGAGGCTTTTCCTGAGTGGCAGGTTGTGGCCGGTCTGCTCGTCTGAATGACATCGAACAGCGACAATTGATGACGTTGGCGCCAGAGCCGTCTGGGTCTCCGGGAAAATCTAGCCCTTCCGGAACGCCAGTTCGCTTTGGCACCATGAACTTCTGCTCAGTCGCCACCGAGACACCATTCATGACGCGGTGGTCGAATTCATCAATCTCGCCGTCGCCTTCTCCGAAGTCCCGCGTGCGGTCGTCCGAAGAGCTTGACCAGATCTTCACCAATGGCCTCGACGACTGTCTGGCTGTCCTAAGCTGGGCAAAATTCGAAGAGCCGTGCGATTCCGTCCTTGCAATCAGAGCCGATCGGAATGGTGTGAAGGTCGGAATGACCTGCCTGAGCCGCTGTGCGATCTGTTGGTTGCTGAGAGCCTCCCTCTGGCCAGCAGATATTACGCGCCTGATCTGCTCTCTGGTGGTCTCTGTGATCTGGACGACCTTTCTTGCGCCGTAACGCTGCATGTATTCGTCGATGATCTCTTGGTAGATCTCCTGCTGCGTCTGCTTGGTCTCAAGGTCTTGGAAGCAGTCTTTGAAGTCAGCCATCAGCAATTGACCGGCGAATGGGATGGACTCAGCATAAACATCCCTGAGCATCCGCTCGACCCTGTCATAGGCGTCCTCAGGCAAGACAGCCTCGCCTCTCGCCTCATAATTCGAGATGGTCTTGTCTGCGAGATATGCCAGCGTCTCCTGCACAACAGGCTGGACACGCTTGGTCATATCGGTGAGCTCAGTCTCCATAGGCCACCGTGTACAGGACGTCTGCGAGGCTCTTCTTGTCGAGGCTCCTCACCTTGTCCCTTGCCCACGCCTGACCAGCATCCCCGCCCCACAGAGCCCAAGCGATTCGGCCTGCACTTGGATATCCCTTCTCTCCGGGTCGGAAGCCTTCGGCCTTCTTGTCAACCTCGTGCCGGGAGAAGAAGCTGTTCATGCGCTTGATCGTGTCGGCGGACAGGTTCTTGCCGTTGACAATGTCCCTTGCCCTTGCCACGCCAACCTCGGTGCCGCCTCTGTTGAATTCCTGACGCCACTCAAGACCCTTGCGAGCCTCTGCCTTCATCCCGGCAGAAGGCGCATAGCCGTCTGCCTTCTGTTCCATGCTTGGAGCCATATTCGGATTGAATTGGCCTTGCGCTTCTGCCTCGAAGCCGATCATTGTCCGGCTCTCTTCGAGGGTCAGCAGACCCTTCTCATAGGCAAGGACTGCCCGATCGAACATCTGCTGTCGGATGCCCTCAAGAGCCGGTACGCCGTCAAGGTCGAGCCTGAGCTGAAGTCCATCCTCATACCTCGGAAGGAGCCACGACGAAAGCGCGCCAATGAATTCGTCCATGATCGGGATTGCGGTGTCTGTGTAGAGCCGCTCCTTGGCCTGCTGGAGATTGTTGAATGTGCTCGCGTCATTGTCGATGAGAGGGAGAGGGACGCCGAAGGCCGACGACACGTATTTGGCCGCCTCCTTCATGGTGTTGATGAAGTCCATGTCCATCGGGGTCTTGGACATCTCAACAAACTCTGCGTCGTCTGCCAGCATTGGGATCTCGCCGCTGTTCCGCTCCCCAGACATGGCCGTCTTGAAGTATTCCCTCATCCGCTGGATGGCCTCGCCGCCCGGATATCCGCCCTTGAACCTAATCAGACCGGAAGGTCTGGCGCTGTTCTTCAGCAGGCTGTAGTTCCACCGCGAGCCTGCATTGTGCGTGTCCGCTGCCAAGGCCGCAGCCATGAGGGGAGACTGGCCGCGCCAGTAATTGTCCGGGTTGTAGGTCTTGAGGAAAAAGACAACCGACTCGCCGGTGAGCTGATCGACCTCAAAGTATTGCTTGGTGCCGTTCTTCGCATGGCAATATTGCGCCGGAAGGCCACGAGGTCCGGGCTTGACTTCCATGTCGACCGGGCTCAAGGACCACAGCTCTTGGTATTGCGTGTCCGGCGCGCCAATGCAGAATGCCTCTCCGAACAGCATCCGGTTGGTGATCATCTCTCCAAGCCACTGTTCGTAGGCCTGCCAAGGGTTGGGGCGAGCCAGAAGTTGCAGCGCAGGATGGTCATCGATCATCTCGTCACCCCTGAAGAGCTCGATCGGGATGTTCTTGCACGCCTCAACGACCTCTCGGATCGCTCGATAGACCACCACATTGAACTGGTAGCCCTCTCGGATATATGCCCTGCGATCCTTGCCGCCGTCCCATCCAACTGATGTGTTGACATAGAACGAAGCTCCTGCAGGGTGTTCCTTCTTGCTGATCTTGCTATTGAATGGCCACATCACAGGACTCCGAAGATTGTCTGGCTGGTTCCGCCGACCATGGGTTGAATTGCGTATCTCAGTGCATCGATGTAGTGGTTATTGGCATCAACCAATTTAGACATCACGTCCCCGGACAGGCGGTCCTTCTTGTAGGAATACAGCCTGAACTCTCTTGCCGTCTCTGGGCAGTCCGGGTGGATGACGACCCTGTCCATTGACTTGATGAATGCAATTCCATCCTCAACCGAGCCGGGCCACTTCTTGACGCCTCTGATGGATGGAATGCCGTGTCGCTGAAGATAGCTGATGCTCTCCGGTCGTGCGCTGTCTGCTCTGACATTGTGCAGCACGATCGTCGGCATTCTTGCCGTCACGTATGAAGGCGTGTCATCAAGCTCAAGGCCGACCCTGCCTGCTTCACGCCGGATGTACAGACGCTCGTTGTGGATGTAACACTCGACCACAGCCGTCGGATCCTGCGCAAAGCCGAAGTCCATGCCGAAATATGGTCCGTCCCATACGGTGGATGGCTCGAACTCCGAGATCTCGAACTTGTTGCTGAACACCTGCGCATCACTGTTCATCAGGTATTCGCCGTCCCAGATGTGGGCGTAGGTTGCCGGGTCGAGCCGCTGCTGCTCTCTGGCCCTCAGCAGCTCAAGACCTTCTGGGAAGTATGGGTTGTCCTGCCAGTTGATCTTCGCCACAAGGGCATTGGCAGGCGGGTTCTTCCTGAACCTCTTGTCGACTGGTGAACCTTGGTCCCGTGGGTTCCATATCGGCCACAGCTCAGACTTCTTCTTGCGGAACACCGTCGCCTCTAGCGCCAGCCAGCTTTCCTCAGGGACATCCTCTGCCTCCTCGACGATGGTCAGGTCGATGCCCGCAAGGGATTTGATGCTTGACGAATTGTGCCTCAGGCCACGGAAAAGGAACTCTGTGCCGTTCTTGCCGCGAAGGTAGTCCACCCCAACGTCGTAGTTGGCCGCGAGCCAAGGCGTCCGCTCAATCACGTCCTTGAGCTCTCGGTGAAAACTGTCCTTGATGGAGATGTGCAGCTCACGTGCACACAATATCCGCAGAGGTTCTGCGTATCCCCAGACCGCAGCCATCAGCGCCGCCGTCTGTGACTTGCCGGACCCACGACCGCCGAATGTTGCCCTGTACTGGGCAGAGCCTCTGGCAGGCGAGTAGACCGCAACCAGCTTGGAGGGGATGTCAACCACTGCGCTTTTCATCCGCCGCCCTGATTATGATCTGTGTCGGCTTCATCGAGCCGTCCGGCGAAGAGTGGTCCATAGCCTGCAAAGGCTTGCCATATCCCCGGTCCAGCAGCGCATTGGCCGCGCTGATCCGAGCAGCATCGCTTGGCGATGTCAAACAGATCTCGACCAACGTCTTGATTGCCTCTGTCGTATGGCCGCGAGCGATCTTGCCGAGCTTCACCGCATCGCTGCGAGATGTCGAATTGGGTGTGCCCGGTTTTCGTCCTGCACCGGGACGAGCGCCTCCACGACCGCTCTTCTTCTTCGGCTCTGGGATCATTGAAATGGTTCTTGGTCTCTTGCTCCGGTTAGCCGCCATTATCGCCCAAAACGAGCCGGAAAGAAAGCGGTTAGAGTTATTGAGGTTCCAAGGTCGTTTTTTTCGCTTGTTTCCAATACTTATACCATCTTACTCTTTCTCTCTCTCTTACTGACACGAAGAAGAAGAGAGTATAATAAGTCCCTAGAGTAATGGGAACAAGCGAAAAAAAGGGACTTGGAACCCTGCCAGAAAACCACCAATACCCCACAAAATAAGGTGATCCGCAGAATATGGCCGAAAAACCACAATCCACAGACCTCTCAAAACTCAGGTTCCACCCCGTTCAGCCGACCGGCGACCACCCGCCATCAACAAAGTCCCACCGCACCACCTCAAAGACCGATTCCCGCTGCACTTTCGACACCTCTTTCTGGCCGACGAGTCGCATATCATCCCACCGGAAGCGAATCAGACGATCAGTGTTTTTCAGACCAGCGACGAACTGGATGTTCGCGCCGACCCTCTCCAGCTGTCTGTGGAACACCCGCTGGGACGCCTGAGCCTTGACCCTTATGGCTCCGGTCACGCACATCCATGCCAGCTTGAGCTCAAGCCATGCCGCCTGCTCTCCCTTGACCACCACAAGGTCTGTCGCTCCGACGGTTCCGCCAGACTTGTTTTCGATCCAGACCAAGGCGCAATCGGTCCATTCGCTTTTGATTGCCCACCTGCGAACATCGATTTCCCGGTTGAATTTCATCACATCTCGCTCTCGGCTATGTCGTGAGGTTTGACGACGCAGCCCCGGATCGCAGCCATTGGTTCGCTCGCCCTTTGCGCAACGTCCCATGCGCCTTCATTGAGCAGGGCATATTGCAGCCGTCCGCCTGCTTTCACCCGTTGCGGCCAGACGGATATGCCGGAGTCTGTCATGGCTCTGCGCAGTTCATAGTCGCTGTCGAACACGCGCCCTTGTACCGAATTCCGCACCCAGCCGACCACATCCTTCATGAGCAGGGCAGAAGGCTCTGTGCGATCCTTGAGCAGTTCTGCCAGAGCAGCAGCCTCTGTCTGCGCCTCGGAACGTGATCCTTCGATCAGCTCGCGCTTGCGCTCAGTCATCGGCGCACGCTCTGCCGGTCCGACATAATCGCCGAAATTCATCGCCCAGCTCTTGATCATCGACAGCCCACCGCTTTGGATCCAGCTGCGGAAGTGCATGAACTTGTCTTTCGACCACGGCACCTCAGTGATCTCTGGGTAGTACCAGCGCCGGTCGTCGTTTTCCATCTTCAGGGCGCGCATAGAATTCGAGCAGGCCAAGACGTGGCACCAGTTATCGATGGTGTATTGGCGCATATACTTCTGGTTGACAGTGACGTCATGGTCGGTGATCACGCTCTTCAGCGCATGGTATGCCTTCCACGAGGAGCCGGAGTAGATCTCATTGACGATTGCCAGCCGCTTGTGCGCGACCCAATCGTTGAATGCAGAGGTGATGTCATTTTCGCCGGGGAACCCGACATTCTGAGCGCCAACCAGAGGCGCAAGAATGGAGGCACCAAGGGTTGTCTTGCCGACGCCTTGACGCTCGCTCACCAGCAGCAGCCCGTAGGCCATGCGGATCTCTGGCCGAGCGATGAGTGTTGCACACCAACGCTTGACCTCCTGCAGCTCTGCCGGATTGACGAACATGTAGGCCATGAAGTCTTCGAATGGTTGCACGTCGCCGCTGGACGCCTTGATGGTTGCCGGGACATGGAGATTGATGGCATTCGCGCCACGGTAGTCCACCACGAGCCCCTCGTAGTCTGGCCGGTAGCAAACCTTCGCCGACCTTCCCTTGTACGCCTTGGTGATGAGGCGCGAGGTGTCGTTGACGTGGCTGAATGCGGCGACCATCTTGTTCATGACCGCCTCTGAGCGCATGATCTCCGGCATTTCGGTGCACACGAATGCATCTGCCTCTTCGACATAGGCCCACATGCGCTTGAAGCTGTCGCGCAAGACGGTCGTCGGTCTGCCTTGGCCCGACGGATTGGGGATGATGTCTGTCGCCCACGTCGCTGGGTTGGTGAGAGACCTCATAGACGGCCCAATGTAGAAATTCGCCCCATCCAAGGACGCGAACATATCATCCGGGAACTTGTCAGCAAGATCGAAGCTGACCGGGAACCGATCATTGAACTCAATCGAGAATGTGGTGATCTTCAGCGCCTTGCTGATGGAGGTGATCGCAGAACGGCCTGCGTCGTCATTGTCGGAGACGATGTATGCCCGCTCGATGCCCTGCTGCATGAGGACGCGCCAGTCGGTGCGGTTGGGGTTCATGGCTCCTCCAATCCATCCGAGGTGAGCCGCCCCGCTGAGTTCATCGCCCCACGGGTGTGCCTTGCGCGCATCGACCGCCTGCCGCGACTTCCCAGCCGTCAGCCAACGGCAATAGGCCGCTGCCTTTGCGCCTTCGTGAATGAAGACTGTCTTGTGGTCCTTGAGCTGTTCCAGCCCCCACAGCGGAAGATCGCCGTCAGGCTCGCACATCCGCCATTTGTCGTCGTCCCAGTAGGTCCATGGCACGTAGTTCTTCTGCACGAGACCGTCTTCACCGGCTCGCTCGACGCGCACCTGCACCATCAAGATCTCCTTGCCGTCAACGGTCCGAAACTCAAACACATGGTCCGGATGAGCATCCCGGATCATTGTCGGGGCGTTGATGATCCGGTGGAGACGCTTGATCTTGGGGAACTCGTGGTTTGCCCAGACGGACGAGATCAGCGCCTGCTCTGCCTCTGTCGGGCTGTGTTCCAGCGACGAACAGCTGATTGCGCCGTCTCGCCCGAAGCGGATCACGGCCACATCCTTCCAGTACTTGCCTGCCGTCTCGCGCACCACAGCCGTCTGCAGCGATCTCGGTTCAGCGCCGATCCTGTTCAGGTATTCACGAACCGGTGCGATGTCCGAAAGAGAGCTTATCTTCATTTTGCCATGTCTCCGATGTAGCGTATTTTGTTGATTGAGATCATCCTGAAGTCGCTGGATCCGCGAACCTGCCCGGCGATCGCATAAAGGCACTTCCCCGGTCTGCCGCGATCGACAATTTCCTTGCCGAGTGCCTCGTACTTGAATCTGTTCACCTTGCCGAAGATCGATCCTGTGTCATCGACCAATTGCAAATTGAGCGATTGCACCCTGCCGTCGGTAATCTCATACCCGCGCTTCTGGACGTTGATGGCCTCATTTTCATCGCGCGGATTGATCTTGCCGAGTGTGCAGAACACCACAACATTGTATGGCTCTTTGGCGACTTCGATCGTCCCAATCTGCGTCGGCGGAGTGTAGATGGAGCGGGCGGACGGATCTGGCATTATTTCGCTGAAGCGGTTGCGGATCGGCCACAGACTGTCGATTTCGGTCCGGGGATTGCTCAGCAGCTTCTTGGCCCTGTCCGGGAGAGGCTCTCCACGTGCCCTGCAACCGATGATCTGTTGCATGAGCTTTGGTCCGATGCCCTTGACGTTGGTCAGCGGGCCAACCAGCGCCTTCTTTCCGCCCTTGGAGCCGACAGACCACTTTTCGGTTGAGATGTCCTTGTCGACCGGGATGTATTCGTAGCCCTCTGCCTTCATCTCGCGCAAGATCTGGATCTGGCGCATTGGGTCCGCCTCGTGCGAAAGCGTAGCAGCGGCAAACTCGAACGGATGGTTGGCCTTCAGCCAGCAGCACCAGTAGGAAATGAACCCATATGCCACCGCATGCGATTTGTTGAAGGCCCATGAGCCGAATGTGTTGATCTGGTCCCAGATCTCGATGGCCATTTCCTCTTCGACGCCATTGACCGCAGCCCCGGCCACGAACTTCTGCTTGAACTTCTCGAAGAATTCGCCTCCGAGCCGCTTCGACATTGCCTTTCGGATGGCAGAAGTCTCTTCCCAGCTCATATTGCCCATTTCACGGACAATCCGCATCACCGTCTCTTGGTAGACGACGACGCCGTAGGTCTCCTTGGTCAATTCTGTCAGCATCGGATGAGCCGTGGCCACAGATTCTGTCCCATTGCGCCTGCGGACCCACTGCGCAGAGCCGCCGGTTGCCAATGGGCCAGGTCTGGCCAGTGCGGTGATGGAGACGATGTCGTCGAACTTGTCGATCTTGACTTGGCGCGTCAATCCCTGCAGCGCAGAGCCATTCCACTGGAATATTCCGGAAAATTCACCACGATTCAGCACGTCGAATGCGGCTTGGTCGTCAAGGGGTGCATTCTGGAGATCTTGCATGGTCAAACCGGCCATTTCCAGCGCATCCTCAAACACCGACAGCTGGGTCAGGCCAAGAGCATCGATCTTTAGCAGATTCAGGTCTTCTGCATCGCCCTTATCGCACATGGTCGCATTCGTTCGATGGTCAACGGCCACGAATTTGGAGATCGGCTCCGAGGCCACAACAACGCCAGCCGCGTGTTGGCTGTAATGTCGCGGATGGCCCTCCATCTTCGTTGCGACCATCACCTCTGGCCACTCTTCAAGCAGAGACTTGCCCGCGTCCATGGTCTTGAGGGTGTCTTCCAGAGTGTCGAGTGCACGACTGTCCCCACCCGACCGCTCGATGAGCGATTCAGCCACAGCATCGCACCTCCATCTCGGAATTTGCAATGCGGCACCAGCCTCCTGCAGCGCAGAGCGCGCCTTGTACATTGTGACTGTCCCGAGACGCGCAACCCGTTCGACCCCGTACGTGTCCTCCATGTACTTGAACACCCGGTGGCGCTGCTGGTCGGAGAAGTCGATGTCAACGTCTGGCATGTCTGAGCGATTGATGTCGATGAAACGCTCGAAGATCAGACCGTATGGTATCGGGTCGATCGTCGTGATCTCCAGCAGGTAGCACACCAGAGAGCCGCACGAGGAGCCACGGGCTGGCCCGACAGCCATGCGCGTCCTTGCCCATTGGCAGATGTCTGCGACGAGGTAGAAATAGTCCTCATACCCCTTCTCGCTGATGAGCTTCAACTCCCTGTTGAGTCGCTCCTCGTAGACCGGGTCAGACAGATCGCAGCCTAGTCGCTCTGCGCCTGCTCTGCACATTGCCTCAAGGGTGTCGGGTCGTGGCGGGTGCACCAGCTCTGCCGTCTTGAGGGTCGCAGAGGATCGGCCCCAGATGAAGTCTCGGTTGGTGATCGCATCGAACCGCTCGTCTGCGGTCAGCCCGAGCCGCTCTGTCGAGCTCATCCACTCAGAATTCGTCTGGATGTGCTGGTCATACATCTGCGTCTCGGCATTGCGCCCAGTGAGCACCTCGTAAAAGCCTTGATCCTCTGGCCGCACGAACCGATTGTCGCTCGTTGCGCAGAATGTGAACCCCTTTTGCTTGGCCTCTCGGACATGCCCGCGCGAGGATGCCGGTCCTAGGCCATAGAGCGTGGTAGGGGATGGCACTACGTGTTCCAGCTTGCACCTGTGCCCGACAATCCTGAACACACCCTTAGCGGCCTGCGCCTGCTCGTAGGTGATGAGAGGCTGATATCGGAATTGCTGCGTTGCCAGATTGACTAGGTTGTTGATCGGTTCGATGTCGTCGATTGCGATGAACGTCCAGTAGTCAACTGATGGCTTCGCTTCCGAGGCGCTGACTGCGACCGCCAATTCGACCCCGTAGACCGGCTTGATGCCAGCCGCCTTGCAAAGCTTCGACCATTTGTTGTAGCCGAATGTTGATGCCCGGTCCGTGATCGGCGCGCATGGGAAGCCGCATTCTTTGATCCGGTCCAGGACGTCTTGCAGATCTCCTGCCGCCGTCCTGAAGCTGTAGCCGGTCCTTATCCTTGGCATCAGATGTCTCCACGCTCTCTGAGGGCGATGAAGCATCGCGTCAGCGCCTCAACATCGGTCCTTGCCCGGTGAGCACCGCTGAACCGCTCTCCGAACAGCTCTTCGTGCAGCGCCCCGAGATTGAGACGGTAGCCCTTGATCCACTCTGTCTCTTCGACGGTGCAGATCCGGATCAGCGGCCATTCCGGCTTCAGACCTAGACGCTTCATCTCGACATTGACCACAAACCAATCGTAGCTCAGATTGTGCGCGACGACGCTGTCGGCACTCTGCAAGAGCCGGATCACGCTGTCTGCGTGATCTGCGAACCGCTTCTTGCCCTTCACATCCTGAGCGCTGATGCCGGTGATCCGGGTGATTTCCTCAGTGATCGGGACGCCGGGATCACAGATGAATTCAAGCTCCTCGATCTGCTTCCCGGTCTCATCCACGATCTGGCCGTAGAATTCGATGATCCTTGGCTGAAGGTCTTCGCGCAGGAGCGAGTTGGAGACGAGGCTGGTGGTCTCAGTGTCAAAGATCAGTGTGCGGTTCATTCCACTCTTTCCTCCGAGCATTGACCTCTTCATCGATGGAGTGAAGCATGGCGGCATACACCGACAGATCGAGCGTGCTGTCTGCGTGTCCCCCGCGACCCCAGTTTTCGGCATACCGCGTCACCTTGACGATCTGCAGCATGAAGATGTGGAATCTGTTGTGATCGTCTTCCGTCTTCAGGAAGATGCCATCGGGGAAGAGAGCGGCCATGACCGCTCCCACCTTCTTGTAGTTGTCGCCGTAGACGGCATGCCGCGCGTCGAAGGTCTTCGCCGCCTGCTTGAGAACTTCTCCTGCGGTCATGGCTCTTTCCTCCAGATGAACTTCATGTCCGGGCCGAACGGGACCGAATAGATCTCATAGTGGTAGGTCCGCTTCTTGGAGACGATGTAGTCATTGGTGTGGCTGTCGGTGTCCATGACCTGCACGATCGTTCCGCTCTCCTTGATCCACGCCGGAACCTCTTCGCCTTCGTCCATGTGGAACCCGACATGGCTGAGGAACGGACGACCAGCCTTGAACGCGGCCTTGCCGGCATGCCAGTGCGGACCGTCGAGGTAGGTCAGGATCTCCAGCTCGATCTCGTGGTCGTAGTTGAACCGGAGATGGCCCTGCGATCGGCCTTCGATCCAGTGTCCGAGAAGCGGATGTACCGTGCCGACCGAACCCTCTGCGATGTCTTCGATCCACGAGGTTCCATGCAGACCGAGCATCTCCTTGAGCTGTTGGACCTGCTCGTCGGTGTGGGCGTAATAGGCGATTTGATCGAGTTTCATGGTCATGCTCCGTAGGGAAGAATGCAGCCAGCGAGGTACTTGTGGCGCTGACGCTCAGACAGAAGGAAGGCGATGAACTCCGCACAGGTGTTAGGATCGGTCTCCTCACCTGCCGGGAGAGAGGCGAGCTGGTATGCCTCGGCTTCTTCCGGGGTCATGCCGCGAAGCTCGCAGACGCGCTGGCCAATGTAGGCCGACATGCGCGTCCCGGACATCTTGTTGGGCGAGACGCCGAACACCGTGATGTCGTGCCGCTTCTTGAGCTCGCGGTTCATCTGCAGAGTCAGGATGTGCGCCGCGCCCTTGGATGCGTTGTAGGCTGCGCTGTTGGTCATCGGCATGTGGCTCGCGTTGGAGACGATGTTGACGATTGTGGCGGGCTTGGCCATGGCCCCTGCTAGCAACAGCTCCTTGGTGACCAGCCACATCGATCTGGCGTTGGTGTTCATCAGCCGATCCCATTCATCGATCGGCGTGTCCTCGTGCCAATTGATGTAGTTGACGCCAGCGCAGTTGACCAAGACGTCAACCTTCAGACCGGGAGCGATCGCATCCCGGACAGAGCTTGCGTCCGCCACATCAACGCCATTATCGGTCGACCATCCGACGAGGTTCCATCCCATGCCTTCGAGGTGTTGGTGGAGTGCCGCGCCGAGGCCAGAGCTGTGGCCGGTGATTAGTGCCGTTTTCATGTTGTCCTCCTCAATATCCGCCCAAGCGGACTTGCCAGCAATTGAATCCAAGCTCGCGCCATGCCTGAACGACCCTGTCTCTGTCATCCAAGATGAACGCGACCCGCTCCTGTGCCGTCTGGCCCGGAACGGTGCTCGATGCACGGTGCCACCCGATCAGCAGTTCAGGCTTGATGATGTAATCCGACCTGAAGTCAAATTCAGGACGCATCAGGATGAATTCGAGCGGGATGTCATGCAGCGCGAGCCATTCCGTGGTCGCCTTGCGATAGATCTCGGACCTTCCGGTGCAGCCGATGATCTGTGCGCTGTCGGAAAGAGATCGGATCAGGCATGCAACGTCCTCGTGCGGCGGGTCTTCCATCATGTGCTCGTGGAATGCATCCCAGTCCTTGTTCTGTGCGAAGTGTTCTCGCGCCCTCGAATCAGAGAGCGTGCCGTCGATGTCGACAACGATCGTCTTCATTTGTCATGCCCTCCGAGACCGCCCTTGCGTTCCCATGCGCTGAATTTCTCCTCAGAACCGAAACACATTGCCGGTGCGTAGTTCATGAAGAACTCCACGTACTGATGGAGGATCCCTTTGTTGATCTCGTCTGCTCTGCGAATCGTCAAGAACAGATCGTTCTTGATCACTGATGCAAGGAATGATCCGGGCTGAATCCCGAGCCCAACCCACAGCAGGATGCCGTCGCGCATGTGGGGCGGTATCAGGCGGATCATGCCATGCTTCCAGTCCACGCTGGTGATCGTGCCGTAGGCTTCCGTCACTTCCATCTTTGTGATGGTGCTGATCATCTCTGCCCGGTTCATGCCGTCATCCTCATCTGGTCGATCAGCTTGATCATGTCGATCTTCGCTTTGTCGCTAACCTTGTTCAGCATGTGCAACTTGAGGATTTGCATCTCAAGCTCGCCAGCAGCCTTGTCGAATGTCCGCTCGAAGAAGAGCCTTGCCCAAGGATGGACCCGCAGAACCTCGGCCTTCATCGCGTCCATGACGTCGCGGTACTCGCCCTGCGTCCGGGACGAGGCACGCTTGCGCGCCGTGTCGGCCATGGTGCGCAGATCGAACTTGGCGACGATGTTGGTGTGGATGTTCGTCGGCAGGACGCCGCGAGCATCTTCGATCTTTGCGCCCATGCTGATCAGGTCGTCGTACGCCTTGGCGAGATCGGCCATGGTGCTCTCGTACAGCGCAGACGCCTCTCCCTCTGCCACCGTCGGGCCGACGCCATAGGTCCAGCCATTGACGTTGAGCACGCGCATCGTCTGCTGCGCATAGGAGCCGGTCCGAGTGCGGAC